GCCGCCCAGCAGCCGGCCGAGGGCCCGACCGTTGATGACCTCAAGGCCGCGCTGACCGCCCGCTCGATCAGCTTCCGCGCCAACGCCTCCAAGGCAACGCTGCAGGCCCTGCTCGACGCCGCCCAGCAGCCGGCCGACTGAGGCCGCACACACCAGCAAGCAAGCGCCCTGAGGGGCGCTTTTTCTTTGCCTGAAGGACGCTCATGACCTACGCCGTCTACCCCAAAGCCAAGCAGCGCATGCTCACCACCGGCCTCAACCTGCTGGCCGGCACCGTCAAGGCGCAGCTGATAGATCTGAGCGCCTACACCTTCAGCGGTGCGCACGAGTTTCTGAGTGACATCCCCGCGGGTGCCCGCATCGGCTCTCCCGTCACGCTGGCCAACAAGACGGTGGATCTGGGCGTCTTTGATGCCGACGATCTCGCCTACACGCTCTCTGCCGGCCTGCCAGCCATCGGCGCGCTGGCGCTCTTCGTCGACACCGGCACCGAGTCCACCTCCTGGCTGGTGCTGTTCCAGGACGGCAAGCTGCAGATCACCGCCGCCGCCGCCGCCAGCTCGGGCGCCACTTCCATCAGCGTGGACCGCCTCGCCGCCGCCATCGCGGCGGGCAGCGCGCTCACCAAGGTTTCCGGCACCGGCCCCAGCAGCATCACCGTGGCGGCGGCTGCATCTGCCGGCGCGCGATCCATGACGGTGAGCGCACTGTCCGCGCCGTTGGGTGCCGAAGATGTCTACACGGCCCCGGTCGCCGGTTCCGGCTTGCCCACCGCTGCCGGTGCGACCTCCGGCACGGTCACCTGGCCCAACGGCGCGAACAAGATCTTCGCGGTGTGACTGCGATGGCCACCGTGGACGGAATCACCGGTAGCACAGCATGAGCCGCAATTTCACCAAGAACGTCGCGAACTACGCGACCTACGGGGCAAACCAGATCGGCCCGCTGCTGAACGGCGCGACGAAGTACGCCATCGCGGTGTGGGTGAGGCCGGCCAGCTTCAGCGGCACCAACAACCTGAACAACAACATCATCTCGTTCGGGATTGGTGGCGGCGTCACTGGCGTCTCTATCGGCATCGACACAACTGGAGGCCCCGCCCGCGTTGCCACGCATACGCGGTCTGTTTCCTCTGACGCGCGGCAGGTTCGTGTCGGCACCGAGCAGGCGGTCGCGACGGGCTCCTGGCAGTTGATCGGTGTCGATGTTGATGTGTCCGGCAAGGTGGTAACGCCTCGCTGCAACGGCATCGCGGACAACAGCGGGTCCGTGACCTACGGGGCTTCAACCTATACCCAGGGCACATCATCAAATGCGGATCGCGTCGGCTCAGACTCTGGAACGTATGGGCCGACGGGTGCCGAATACCAGTTTGATGGCGACATCGCCCATGTGACGATCTGGAAGTTCACGGGTAGCGATGCCGGCCTCACGCAAGCCGAATGGAACAGCCTCGCGGCCGGCGCCAACCCAACGACGATCCAGTCCAGCAAGGTGGCGCTGCACACTGCCATTGGTGGCGCGGCAAATCCTGAAACCAGCGATGTCGGCGGGCTGTCTCTATCGCTGACCGGATCGGTCCCCGCTGGCTCTGCCGCGCCGCCCGACAGTTCAACGCTCTCGCTGGGCATCACCGGCCCGAGCGGCGGCGTGGTCGGCGTGGCGTCTTCCAATTTCACCGTCACAGCGACCGGCACGATTAGCGGGACAATGGTGGTGACGCCGGGCGACGGCGGTGGTGGCGGCTCGTTCACACCTGCCACGCTGTCGCTTTCCAGCGGCTCGCCATCTGGCACATTCACTTACACCCCCGCCAGTACTGGCGCGAAGTCCATCACCCTGTCCAACAACGGCGGCGCCAGCAACCCCGCCGCCGTTAACTACACGGCTACCGCATCCAGCTCCATCGCGCTGACAGACGTTGCGGATCTGCGCGTCATACAGCGTGCGGCAGGAGTCGGCAGCCTGGCAATCAGCGGCACCCACACAGGGGCAACTAGCGTGCAGGCGCGCGTGGTCCTGCATGGCACCAACACCGTCGTGGTTGACTGGACGACCATCGCCGCATCGCTGGGCGCGTCCACATTCAGCGGGACGCTCTCCGGCATCCCTCAAGGCGGCTGGTACAACGTCCAGGTTCGGCAGGGCAACGCCACGTCGGTGACTGCTACGGGCTCAAACCGGTTTGGTGTCGGTGCCCTGTATTGCTTCGCTGGCCAGTCCAACGCCATGCAGATGTTCACCATCGGCAGCGGCACGCCCAGCAGCACGACATGCAAGCTTGATGGCAGCGGCTGGACCGCGAATACCGGTGCCGGCGCGGTCACCTTCGCCAACGCCATGACGGCGGCCCTGGGGGTTCCTGTCGGCCTGGTCGATACCGGCTACAACGCTGCGGCCTTGACGCTTGAGGGCCTGCGCAGCGGCGGCTATTGGCTGGACCTTGCCGGTGCCCCCTACACCATCTGGCAGGCTCGCGTCACCGCGGCCGGCGGCAAGGTCGAGGCGCTGCTGTGGCTGCAGGGTGAGGCTGACGGCTTCCAGTCAGTCGCCGGCTCCACCTATTCGGCCGGCCTTGTCACGCTGTTCAGCAGGCTGCGCACGTATCTGGACCAGGCTGGCCTGCCTATCTTCCTCGCACCGCTGCCGCGCACCACCCACCCGGAAGCTGACGATGCAGCCTGGAATGTCATCAACGACTGCATTCTGGCGGCCGAGTCGGCCACGCAGATCGTGGCGGCTGACACCTGGGATCTGCCGCTGGGCGACACGGTGCATTACAGCGCGACCGGCTACGCTACGCTGGCCTTGCGGATGGCTCTGTCTGTCCGAAAGTACAACGGTGATGCTGTCCAGAGCCGCGGCCCCTACATCGCCAGCGCGCGGTTCTCGGGTTCCGTCGTGACTCTCAACTTGGCCCACCGCAGCGGCTCCGACTTCACGCCGACCAGCGGCATCACCGGCATGCGCTTCGTTGCAAACGGCAGCGTCATCACGCCGACCAGTGTTGCCCGCACCGGCGCGGCGCAGATCACCGCCACCTTTCCGGCTGCGGTTGTAGGCCCGGTCACTGTGGCCGTGGCCTGGGGAATGTTCCCGGACATCGCTGGCGCCGTCGTTGACAGCAATAGCCTGCCACTGAGCAAGACGGCATCTGCTGGCATCGCGGCGACAGACGGCAACCGCAGCGTGTCCCTGACGCTGAAGATCGGCAGCACTCCGGTCGCAAACCTGTCTGGCTTGAGGTGGGCTTGGTTTGATCAGGCCACGCCCGATGCACTCCTGGCCCCGACAGATAAGGGCACCGGGGAGACGACGGATGCGGCGGGCCTCTTGGTGATACCGCTGACCAACACCACAAAAGCTGCGGGCGAAGTCGGCTGGCTGATCGTCACCGACAGCAACGGAACCACCACGCAAGACCCGATGAGGGGATATGCCGGCCCCGTGCAGGTGACCTGATGGCCGCCAACTTCGCAACCTTGATGACGGGCGGAGCGGCCCAATTCGCGCGGCTGCTGGGTCAGGCAGAGGCTCAGTTCTCAGTGGCGCCGCCCGGCCTGCCCAGCACGCTCACGGTGGGCGTGCCGGCATTCAGCTTCACCACGCCCGGCCCGTTCGCCATCAGCCCGCCCAGCCTGGCAAGCAGCCTTGTGGTGGGCGAGCCCACCTTCGCGTTCAGCGGGCCGCAGGGCTTCGCTATCGAGCCGCCCAGCCTGCCCAGCACGCTCACCATCGGCACGCCGACCTTCAGCTTCACCCGCCCCGTCCAGATCGGCGAACCCGTCACCCTCGCCGAGGCCAAGCTCGCCGCGCGGCTGGACGACGACCCCGACACCGGCGCCAACCCGCTCGACGCCTTCATTCAAAGCGCCATCACCGCCGCGCGTGAGCAGGCCGAGCACATCACCGGCCGCACCTACCGCCGGCGCGAGTTCAGCTTCGAGCTCGAAGCCTGGCCCGCGCCTGACCGCCGCTTCCCCGTGTGCGAGCCCAGCGCCTGCGCCATCAGCTACTTCAACGCCGAGCGCCAGTGGCAAGAGCTGGCCCCACAAGCCTTCGAGTTCGCGCCCATCGCCGGGCAGGCTGAAGTCGCGCCCGCGCTTGACACCCAGTGGCCGCCCCTGGGCCGCCGCGCGGTGGGTGCGCTCGTGCGCATCACCTTCACCGCCGGCCCGGCAGACCCGGCCGATGTGCCCGAGCAGGTCAAGCTCTACATCAAGGCGCATGTCGCCAGCTGGGTCTCCAACCCCGAGGCCGTCAGCGGCCGGGCCGTGCAGTTCACCCCGCTGCTAGCCAGCCTGCTCGACGCCGAGCGCCTCTACACCTGACGCCCCATGCCCCTGCGCATCTATTCCCGTGGCCGGCTCGATCAGCGCGTGCAGTTCCAGCACCGCGTCGCCGCCGCCCCCACGCCGCTGGGCACCGCCCAAGGCGCGTGGGTGGCCTGGGGCCAGCCCGTGTGGGCCGCGGTGTCTCCCCTGCGCGGCGATGAGCGCAACGCCGCCCAGGCCAATATCAAGGCCGCACTCATGACCATCGTCATCGCCGCCAGCCCCTCGCGCAGCGCCGAGGCCATCAAAGCCCAGGCCAAGGCCGAGGCGCTGCGCCTGCAGTGGCGCGGCCAGGTGCTCGAAATCGTCGATGCCCTGCGCATCGACGGCGGCCCCGACTGGGTCGAGATCTACGCCAAAGAGGCAGGCACCACCGCATGAGCACCAGCCTCCTCACCGTCGACATCGCCGGTCTCGTCGCCGCGCTCGGGCACGACATCGAGGCCAACGAAGCCGCCGCCCGCCCCGCAGCCCAGGCCGGCGCCCAGGTGTTCTATGACGAGGTCGTCGCCAACGTCGCCGCCCTCAAGCGCTGGACGGGCAACCTCGCCAGCTCCATCTACCAGGCCTACAGCGAAGACAACAGCGCCCAGGGCCTGGCCACCTACCACGTCAGCTGGAACGCCCGCAAAGCCCCTCACGGCCACCTGCTGGAGTGGGGCTTCTACCAGCGCTACGAAATCAGCTTCGACCCCACCACCAAACGCTTCACCACCCACAAAGACCGCCCCCTGCCCACACCCCGCCATGTGCCCGGTCGGGCCTTCGTGCGCGGCGCCCTGGCCCGCCAGGAGCAGGCCCAGCAGGCCATGGAGCGCGTCTACCTCGAGCGCCTGGCACAAGCCGGCGTCATCGCATGAGCAGCAGCACCGCCCCTGAAGAGCGCATCGGCGCCGTGCTGCAGCAGGTGTGCCCCCGCGCGCACATGAACACCGCGCCGGCCGCGGTGCAAACGCCGTACCTCGTGTGGCAGGTCATCCCCGGCGGCCGCGCCATGACCTTCCTCAACAAGGCCCAGGGCGACAAGGTGCACCTGCCCGTGCAGGTCGGCGCCTGGGGCGACACCCCCGAGCAGGTCATCGCCCTCATCCGCGCCGTGGAGCAGGCGCTGCTGGCCGCCACTACCGTCAACGCCCGGCCGCTCAGTGCGTACCACAGCGGCTCCGACGAAGACACCGGCCGCCACAGCGCCGTGCAGGACTTCGAGATCTTCGCGCCCCGATAGCCCCGCGCTGTCCCGGCTCACCCAGCTGCCCGCCCAGGCCCAGGCCTTGGCGGGCTTTTTGTTGCCCGCACCGCGGGCGTTTCACCTGAAAGGCCCACCACCATGGCATTCAAAGTCACCGACGGGATGTCCTTCCTGTTCTCGTCCACCTTCGGCACCGCCAAGACGGCCACCGCCATCACCAACGCCGCGCCGCCCGTGGCCAGCAGCGTCGCTCACGGTTTCGCCAACGGCGACGAGCTGCTGCTCGGCAGCAACTGGGAGCGCATCACCGACAGCATCGTGCGCGCGTCCGGCGTTGCCGCCGACACCCTGCAGCTGGCCGGCCTCGACACCACCAGCACCGCCTTCTACGCGGCCGGCGGCGGCGCCGGCACCACCCTGCGTAAGGTCACCGGCTGGCAGGAGGTACCCCAGGTCGAAACCTACGACGTGCAGGGTGGCGACCCCGTGTTCAAGACCATCAAGCTGCTCAAGCGCGTGCAGGCCAACACCTTCCCCACGGGCGGCTTCGACCCCGTGCGCATCACGCTCAAGATGGTCTACGACCCGAGCCTTGCCGGCTACCAGGCCCTGCTGGCCATCAGCCGCGCGGTCACCCCGGTGGCCTTCAAGATGCAGCTGGCCGACGCCGCGCTGTCGGCCAGCTATGGCTACGGCAACCTGATCGTTAAGGAGTCGCCCGTCAACGAAGACGGCGTGCTCAAGGTCACCGCCACCTTCACCGCGCTGGGCCTGAGCGTCTCCTACTGAGCCGCCGCGCCACCGCCACCCCCGAGCACCGGCCGGGCTGGGTTCGCCTCTTCGCGGGGGCGGCCCGGCTCGGCACGGGCATGCCTGTCTCACCCCCGCGAAAGTCTCCCATGGCCAAGGTCAAAGTCACTCTGGGCAACCGCCCCAAGAACTTCCCGCACGTCGTCACCGGCCGCCTCGTCACCGGCGAAGAGGCCTACCTGCCCGTGCTGTTCAAGTACCGCACGCGTACCGAGTTCGGCCAGTTCCTGGATGGCCTGCTCACCGCCGCCGCCGTCAAGCTGCAAGGCGATAGCGAGGCCGACGTGCAGCACAGCGTCGAGGCCGCCATGCAAAAGCTGCGCGACCAGAACGCCGACTACCTGCTCCAGGTCATCGACGGCTGGGAACTCGACGCCGAGCTCAACCTCGCCACCCTGCGCCAGCTGTGCGACGAAATGCCCGGCATCGCCATTGCGGCCATGACGGACTACCGCCTCGCCATCACCGAGGGCCGCCTGGGAAACTGAGGGCCGCCGCGGCCGCGCTCCACCCGCGGCCCGCGGCGGCTGCAGGCCCCAGCGCCAACGGCTTCCTCAAGCTCGCCCACAAAGCGGCCGGCACCGCGCCCGACTGCGAAGTCTGGCCCGAGAACTGGCCCGTGGTGCAGCTCTACATGCGCGTCATCACGCAATACCGCCACGGCTTCAGCGGCCCCACGGGGCTCGACTACAGCGCCGTCTACCCGCTGCTGGACCGCATGAAGCTGTCCCCCGCCGAGTGGGATCGCCACCTCGATGACCTCCGCGTCATGGAGGCCTCAGCCCTCAACACCATGCGAGAGCGCACCCAATGACCGACACCCGCAAAGTCCAGGTCGGCAGCGCCATGGACGCCCGCCCCGTCACCGAGGGGCTGGAGAAGATCGTCCAGGGCGCCCAGGGCATGGCCCGCGACGTCACCGCGGCCGGGGCGCAAGCAGCGGCCGGTCTCGGCAAGGTGGGGGAGGGGGCTGGCGACTCCGCCCAGAAGTTCGACCGCGCCACCAGCGGCATCATCGCCAGCGTCCAGCGCGCCACGGCCGCGCTCAAGGCCGGCGAGAAGAGCGGCGCCGACTACTTCGAGGCCCTGGCCAACCAGCGCGGCGCCAACGTCGACGCGCTCAAGCCCTACCTCGACCAGCTCCGCGCCGCCCAGGCCGAGCAGAAGAAAGCCGCCCAGGGGCTCGACAACATCGGCGCCAGCGCCGGCCAGGTCAAGGCCGCACTGCGCCAGCTGCCCGCCCAGTTCACCGACATCTTCACCAGCCTCGCCGGCGGGCAGCAGCCCATCACCGTGCTGCTGCAGCAGGGTGGGCAGATCAAGGACAGCTTCGGCGGCGTGGGGGTGGCGCTGCGCGAGACAGCCAAGTACGCACTGGGCCTCGTCAATCCGCTCACCATCTTGGGCGGCGTGGCCGCCGGTTTGGCGGTGGCCTACAAGGCCGGCGGCGAAGAGGTCGATCGCTTCACCAACACGCTCACGCTCAGCGGCAACCCCCTGGGCACCACCGCCGACAAGCTCGCCACCTTGTCCGCCAACCTGGGAGCGGTCACCGGCAATCAGGGCAGGGCGGCCGACGTGCTCAACGACCTGGCCAGCAGCGCCAAGGTTGGCACCCAGAACCTGGAGCGCTTCACCCTCGCGGCCATCAACCTCGAGCGCGCGGGCGGACCGGCCGCCACGGCCACGGCCGAGGCCTTCGCGAAGCTGGCCAACCAGCCCTACCAGGCGGCAGTCAAGCTCAACGAGGCCACCAACTTCCTCACTGCCAGCCAGCTGCGCCAGATCAAGTCGCTGGAAGACGCTGGCCGCACCACCGAGGCCGCCCGCGTTGCGCAAGAGGCCTATGCCAGCGCCGTGGAGCAGCGCACGCCCAAGCTGGAGTCCACGCTGGGGCTGCTGGAGCGCGCGTGGCGCAGCGTCAGCGATGCCGCCAAGGGTGCATGGGATGCCGCCAAGGGCATCGGCCGCGAAGACACGCTGCAGCAGCAGGTCGACAAAACCATCAAAGCCATCGAGGAGGTTGAGCGGGCCAGGCAGAAGGGGGCCTCAGCGCAACCTGCCCTCGGCGCGTCGCTCAATTCTCAGGCGCAGATTGATGCCGCTGCCGCGAAGCGGACGGCTGAGCTTCAGGCCCAACTGTCCCTATACCGTGAGCAGATCCGGCTTCAGGACCGTGCTGCGCAACAAGATGCCGAGCGTGCGCGCACAGCCGCCACCATGACGCGCTGGCTCGACGACGAGGGCAAGTATCTCGACAAGCAGGCCCAGGCCCGGCGCGAGATCGCCAAGGTCGAGGCCGATGGCCAGCGTCTGGTGAGCGCGGGGCTCATCAACGAGCAGCAGCTGCGCGAGCGCGTGGCTGCCGTGCGCGCCAAGTACGCCGACCAGGGCGCCGACAACGAACTGGCAAGCCTGCGCGCCCGGCTCAAGGAAACCAACGCCTACATCGACGGGCTCACGCGGCAGGGCGCCGTCACACGCGAGCTCACCGAGGGTGAGAAGCAGGCCGCCCAGATCCGCGAGCAGCTGGCTGGCAACCTTACCGCCTCTGCGCGCAGCCAGAAGGAGCAGGCCCTCGTCATCGCCGACGAGCTGGGCGCCCGCCAGCGCCTGGGGGCCGAGCTCAAGCGCCAGATCGACGACTACGCCAAGCTCACCGACACCGTTGGCCAGCAGGCCGACACCATCCGCCAGCGGGCCGCAGACCAGGAGGCCGCCAACGCCGTGTTTGGCCAGGGCAAGTCGGCCGTCGAGGCGCTCACGCTGGCCGAGCTCAAGAAGCAGGCCGCCGACCTCGAGGCCACCAACAGCGTCGACCCCAAGTACCTCGCCAACCTCAACGCCAAGATCGACGCCCAGGAACGCTTCGTCCGGTCGCTCAAGGCGGCCGACTACAAGCAGCTCAACAACGGCCTCGACGAGTGGCTGCGCAGCGCCACCGAGCAGCAGCGCCTGTTTGAAGACGAGCAACAGCTCACCGGCCTCACGCGGCTGGAGCGCGAGAAGATCCTGGCCGCGCGCCAGGTCGAGCTCAAGCTCGCCAAGCAGCTGGCCGACATCGACCGCGCCAACCTCACCGACGCCGAGAAAGAAACCCTGCGCATCAAGGCGCGCGAGGCGGCCGAGATCGAGAGCAGCGCCGCCGTGGCCCGCGTGGTGCGCGACGACTGGTCCCGCACCTCCGACCAGATCGAGCAAAGCCTCACCGACGCGCTCATGAACGGCGGCAAGAGCGGGGCCGACTACCTCCGCGGCCTCTTCCGCACCCTGGTGCTGCGCCCCATCATTCAGGCGACCGTGCAGCCCGTAGCAGGGCAGGTGGGCGGGGCAGTCAACAGCCTGCTGGGCTCCATCCTGCCCGGGCTGGGTGGCGCCAGCGGTGGCGGAGGCGGCCTGAGCTCCCTGCTGGGCAGCGGCTCTTCGCTGGGCAGCATCGGGTCGCTGCTGGGCCTGGGCTCCAGCGGCGCGCTGGGCACCACCGTGGTCAAGGGCCTCTCCAACGTGGGCGGCTGGCTGGCCAACAACGGCTTCGAGGGCGCGGCCGACTGGCTGGCCGGCAGCTCTGGCGCCATCGGCCAGGCCGTCAACATTGGCGGCAACGTCTTCGGCTACGGCAGCGCGCTCTATGGCCTCAGCCAGGGGCGCTACGGCTCCGCCGCAGGCGCGGCGCTGGGCACCTTCTTCGGCGGCCCCATCGGCTCGGCCATCGGATCCACCATCGGCACGTTTGTCGACAAGGTGTTCAGCGGTGGCGCCGGCACGCCGCACCGCGGCTCCATCGTCACCGGCACCGACGCGGGTGTGGTGACGGGCGGGTACGACCCCAACAACATCCTCGGCCACTACGAGGCCAGCACCGACGCCGCGCTCAAGACCCTCACCGCCAGCGCGCTGCAGGTGCTCAACAGCACCGCCTCCGCCTTCGGCCGCGCGGGCGGCTACGGCGCCGAGGCCTACTTCACCGCCGACGGCAAAGACCCCACCTTTGCCGGCCTCAAGCTCACCCGCAGTGGCGCCGTGGTGGGCACCACCGGCTACACCGACGGCCGCAACCAGTACAGCAGCAACGCGGCCGACGCCTTCACCTCCTTCACCAGCGACGCCGCCAAGGCCGTGCGCGACGCGCTGCTGGCCATGGACCTGCCCGCCTGGGCACGTAAGCAGGTCGAGGGCCTGGCCAGCACCGCCAGCGTGGACGAAGTGGCGCAGGTGGCCCAGCAGATCGCCACCGCCCAGCAGGCGCTCAAGGGCGTGGGTGACAGCTTCGCCTCACTCGGCGGCGCGCTCGCCCGGCTGGGGGCGCAGGGGAGTGATGCCGTGGCAGGGCTGGCTGAGCTCTCGGGCGGCCTGGAGCAGCTGGCCGCCAACGTCACCGGCTACGCCCAGAACTACTACAGCCGCGACGAGATCGCCGGCGGCAAGGCGCGCGACCTGCAGCAAGCCCTGGCCGGCGTGGGCATCACGGCAGACATCAGCGGCACCGACGCCCGCGCGCAATTCCGCGCGCTGGTCGAGGGCACCGATGTGTCCACCGAGGCCGGCAAAAAGCGCCTGGCCACGCTGCTGGGCCTGCAGGGCGACTTTGCCAACGTGGCGGACTACCTCGGCGAAACCGGCAAGAGCCTGGGCGAGGTGGCTGCCTCCGCGCCCGACAGCAGCATCATCGCGCCGCTGCTGGCCTCCGGCACCACCCAGCAGGTGGCGGCCACCAACGAGGTGCGCGACGCCGTCGTCGCGCTGGGCGACACGCTCACCGCGCTGCTCACCAATGGTGGCGGCAGCGGCGGCGGCAGCTTCATGAGCAACCGCTGGCGCGAGGTCACGCTCGCGGGGTCCGCATGAAGGCGCTGGGCTCCGCCATCAGCGCCGCGCTCGGCGCGCCGGTGCAGCAGCCGGCCGTGCTGGTGAGCATCGCGTTCAGCACGCCGGTCTACTGGTCGTCGTTCAGCACCACCACCTGGTCCGGCCACACCTGGCAGCAGGCCGACCTCGACGTCACCGACCTCATCGTCCAGGCCTACGAGCTCAGCGGCACCCTCACGCTCGGCAACCGCGACGACGTGGCCGGCGCGCTCGTGCTCAACGAGGGCGTCACCGACCGCGCCATCACCCTCTACGGCTACGACGCCGCCGCCCCGGCTGACGTGGTGTGGCTGGCCACCGCGCTGGGTGGCGCCACGCGCGTGGACGCTGAGCAGGTGGTGATCACGCTGCGCCACCCGTGCGACGGGCTCGTCACGCCGCGCACCTTCGTCAGCGCCGCCACCTTTGGCCCGGGCCTGCCCGATGGCGCCATCCTCAACATCAACGGCCAGGCCGTGCGCCTGGACCGCCGCCGCTGACCGCCATGGACTACCCCACGCTCCCGCTGCTGGACACCAGCACCCCGCGCCGCCTGGCGGGCATGCAGGTCTCGCGCGCCACCAATGGCCGCCTGGTGCGGCGCCGGCTCTTCCCCACCACCAAATGGGAGTTCGACCTCAACCACTGGCTCACTGAGGCCCAGTACGCCCAGCTCGATGCGCACTACCAGGCCCACCAGGATCTGAGCTTTGCCTTCACCTGGCCCGACGACGGCATCACCCGCACCGTGGGCTATGTCGACGCGCCGCTGCCCACGCGGTCTGACGGCCGCGTGCTCGTGGTCGTCAAGCTCTCCGAGGTCTGACGCATGAGCATCTGGACAGGCCTCACCATCCCGCCGGCCGAGGTGCTCAACGGCGCGGCCAGCGGCGCCGCCCAGCGCCAGCTCGCGTTGGCCGCCGAGCGCTCCATCGTGCCGCTCACCTACGGCGAAGACCGCGTGGCCGGCCTGGTGCGCAACGTGCTGCCGGCCGGCGCCGGCAGCAAGACGCTGCTCATTCAGGTCATCTGGGGCTGGGGCTGCGACACCATCGCCGACCTGCTGCTCAACGACCAGGCCCTTCCTGCCGGCAGCACCGTCACCCACTACACCGGCGCCCAGCTCTCGGCGGACAGTACGTTGGTGGTGGCCATGGCCGCGCAGGGCATTGCCTACGCATCCCCGCTCACCGGCTTTGCCTACAGCGTGGTGGCCATCCCCATCAAAGCCTTCAGCGGGCAGCTCAATTTCACTGCCCGCATCCGCGGCCGCCGCGTGTACGACCCCCGGCAAGACAGCACGGCCGGCGGCTCGGGATCGCAGCGCCTGGCCCAGCCCAGCACCTGGACGTGGAGCGCTTGCCCGGCCCTGGCCCTGGCCGACTGGACGGCCAGCACCGCCTACGGCGCCGGCCTGGCGGTGGACTGGGCCACGGTGGCCACCCTGGCCAATGCCAACGATGCGCTCGTCGGCGGTGAAAAGCGCCGCCTCATCGGCCTCACGCTCACCGAGCCGTCCGACGTGCGCACCGTGGGCGAGGTGCTGCGGGCCTATGCCGGCGCCTGGGCGCTGCCGGGCGCCAACGGCGTGCGCTTCGTGCCCGATGCCGATGGCGCGGCTGTGGCCAGCTACAGCCACGCCGACGGCAACATCATGGCCCTGGCCCCGCTGGAGCTGCGCGACACCAGCAGTGCGCCCACGGTGGTGGAGGTCATCTACACCGACACCAGCGTCACGCCCTGGCGCGACGGCAGCGCCATGGCCATGCTGCCCGGCGCCGGCACCACCAAGCCCTGGCGGCTCAGCCAGGTGCGGCTGCCCGGCATCCAGCGCTACAGCCAGGCCATGCGCGAGGCCACCGAGCGGCTCAATAAGCTCACGCTGCTGGACATGTCCACCACCGTCGAGGTGGCAGACATCGGCATACGCCACGAGAAGGCCGACCTCATCACCCTCACGCACCCGGTTGGCCTCACCGCCAAGCCCTTCCGCGTGCAAGACGTGGCTATGCCGCGCCCGGGCACCTGGCGGCTCAGCGTGCAGGAGCACGACCCCGCCGTCTACTCCGACACGGTGCAGACGGCGCCCAGCATCCCCAACACCAGCCTCAACAACCCGGCCGGCCCGCCCGACGCGCCCGCCAACCTGAGCCTCAGCGTGGTGCCTGGCGCGCTGCGCATCCGGCGCGATCGATCCACCGAGGTGGACTGGGCGGCCTGCGAGCTGCGCTACGGCGCAAGCCCTGGCACCGCGGTGGCCGTGCCCGCCGACGTGGGCCGCGACGGCGCCGACTGGCTCTGGCCACCCACCGGCTGGATCACCATCTGGGCCCGCGACATCGACAGCACCGGCCAGCCCAGCGCCTGGGTCAGTGCCTCGCGCAACGTGCTGGCCAGCGAGCTGCTGCTGACCGGCAGCAGCATCACACCGCCGCCCGAGTGGCTGAACGCCAACGTGGCCATTCCGCGTGGCACTTTGAATGCCGACCCGGGGCTGTTGGATGAAGCCAATGCATGGACTTGGGACGCTGGAATCTTTGTCGATGGCCCATCCACTGCCTCTGGCGCTTTGGGGGTCAAGTACTTCACGGCGTTAACAGCCGGCGAAAAGTGGGCGTGGACCAAGCAGACCTTCCCAATCAGCAGTTCACGCACCTACAACTTGTCGGCGCTGCTGTACGCGGCGGCCGGCAACGCTCGAAACATGTACCTCGTGGTGGACATGTATAAGGTGGACGGCACGCGGCTCACCGGGGCAGATACCGGCTGGGGCGGCTTGTTTGCTGGTTACACGTTCGGCGGCTTGCCGACGCCCGGGCAATTCACTCGATATGGCGATGCATCCGACTTTGGCGCCGGCACCGCACGCCCAATTCCGGCCGCCGCCGCCTACTTTCGGGTGGGTGTGTGGTTTCAATATGCCGACGGCAGCGGTGGAGTTCAACAAGCGGCCGAGGACATCAGGCTGGTCGACGTGACCGAGGCCCGTGCAGCCAGCGCGCTCGCAACTGCAGCTCAGAGCACGGCAAGCAGTGCCGCGTCCAACGCCGCAGGCGCCCTGAGCCAGCTGGCCACCATGCGCAGCAATGGCTATCTCGACGCCGCCGAGAAGCCTGCGGTCATTCGTGAATGGAACGCCCTGGCCGGCGAGCAGGCTGGCATCGTGGCGCAGGCCAATGCACTTGGCATCGTGGCCGAGCGGGATACCTACACCGGTGCCATGGCCGCACACGCCGCCTACCTCGGCGGCCTGACGCCCAGCTGGAACGACACCACGCAGGACACGCCCATTACGCCCGCCGTGGACCAGGCCAAGTGGCTGGACGTCTACACCGCGCGCCAGGTGCTGCTCAACAAGATCGCCGCGGTGGCGGCCACATTGGCCAGCTGGTCCGGGGTGTCCGGTGCAGGCAAGCCACAGGACAACGCCAACCAGACCTACGTCGACGGTGGCGGCGCTCTGCAAGGCGTGTCCAGCGGTGCCGGAACGCCGGTCAGCAACAACAACATCGGCATCAACGCGTCGGGGCAGCTCTACGGCATAGGCGCGGGCTCGGGGCTCACGGTCAGCAACGCGCAGATGGCCATCGGCGCCGATGGCAAGCTGTACTCGTCTGGTGCCTACCTGGGCAGCCAGGTCACGCTGTCGGGCCTGGGTGCCCGGGCCATGGCGCTCATCGACAAGATCACCAGCGCCAACGTCACGAGCTACATCGACAGCGCCTCCATCCAGCTCGCCAACATCAACATCGCGTCAATCGGCACGCTGTCGGCGCTGAGCAGCTTCCTGGGCACGGTCGAGATCGCTGCAGGCGGTTTCCTGCGTGCTGGTCAGACCGACTACGCCACCGGCACTGGTTTCTTCCTAGGCTACTCAGGCGGGGAGTACTGCTTCTCGATCGGCGACGGGTCCAACTGGCTGCGCTACAAGCCCAGCCAGGGCCTCTCGCTGAAGCTCTCGACCTACACCGCCACGGTGGGCGGCGGAAGCCTGTCTCCGATCGCTGGTGCACTCGGCACCTATCAGTACGGCACGGCCAGCGTCACGGTGTCGGGTGGCACGCCGCCCTACAGCTACGCATGGTCCGTCAGCCGCGACACCTACTACCCCAACCTCGGCACGAATGAGGCCTGGGTGAGCGGCTCGGGTGCGTCCGTCAATGTCTACGGCCGCTCCACCAACGCCAACCAGAACACGGTGCTCGTGAAGTGCACCGTCACCGACAGCAACGGCCGCAGCGCGGTGGGTGACACCACGTTCATCGGCCAGCATGGGAGCTTCGTGCCATGAGCTTCGACTACGCCCTGGTCGACAACCGCGAGCCCCCGCGCGTCGTCCACCTGCGCCAGGTGCTCGGCAACCTGATCGCTGATGGATTGCGGCCCGTCCTGCTGGCCGAGTCGGTGGAGGGATGGCCCGAGGCGCCTGATGAGTCCTGCGAGCTCATCGTCGAGGACGGCCAGCTGGCCTGGCTGGACACGCGAACTGAGGCCGAGCGTGCCTCTGCGGTGCGTGCCCAGCGCGATCAGCGGCTGGCTGCAACTGACTGGGTCGTCACTCGCGCGATGGAGCGCGCCGAACCTGTGCCGTCGGCATGGGCCATGTATCGCCAGGCGCTGCGCGACATACCGCTGCAGCCGGGCTTCCCGGGGGCCGTCAATTGGCCCGCCGAGCCGACCAACTGACCCCAGCACTTCACCACCAGGAGGCCCATGCCCGAACCCACCACCACCACGGCCGCGGCCGTCACCCTCGCGGCGGCCGGTGCCACCGTGCCGGCGCTCACCGCCTTTGGTGTGCCCCTGGGCCTGCGGCCTGATCTGCTGGTGGCCGGCTTTGCCGGCGCGCTGGTGGCCATCGTGCTGCTGGACTCGGTGCCCAGCACTGGCGACACGCTGCGCGAGCTGCTGCGCACCAGCGCGCGCCGTATGGCCGTGGCCATCGCCTCCAGCCTAGTGGCTGGCTATCTGGCCCCCATGCTCGCAGCCGCCGTGCCAGAGCCGGCGCTGCTTGGCAGTGCATTTCTCGCCGGCGTGGGCGCCCAGCAGACGCTGCGCCGCGCCATCGCTCGCTTTGGCGCCAAGCCCCAGGAGCCGCGCCAATGAGCCCCGCAGAGTTCTTCGGGCCTGTCGGTGGGCTGTTCTGGGTCATCTACTGGCTGTCCGGCATGGTGGTGATGGCTGAGTCGCTCAACAAGCTGGAGCGCACCGATCCCCTGCGGCGAGACCTGACCCCGCGCGAGCGAGTCACTGACTGGCTCAAGGCCGTGGCCTGGTCCCTGTTCGCGCTCGGCGGCGCCGGGGCGCTGGCCAGCCCGCTCATCAACCGCCCGCCCGATCTGCAGGACGTCTGTGTCCTGGTGGGCTTCTGCGTGCTCATCGTGCGCACGCGCATCAAGGAAGGGTGACCCATGATCACCGTCCAGACCCTCATCGCCGCCGGCATCGCGCCCACCCAGGCCCGCCAATGGGCCGAGCCGCTGGCCGCCGCGGCTGACGACTACGCCATCAACACGCCGGCGCGCCAGGCAGCCTGGGTGAGCCAGTGTGCGCACGAGTCGGCCGGCCTGACCGCGCTGGAGGAGAGCCTCTACTACCGCACCGCCGAGCGCATCCGGCAGATCTGGCCCACCCGTGTGACCAGCCTGGCCGATGCCGCGGCCCTGTGCGGCCGCCCGCAGGCCCTGGCCAACCGCGTCTACGCCGGCCGCAACGGCAACGGCGACGAGGCGAGCGGCGACGGCTGGCGCTACCGGGGCCGCGGCCTGCTACAGATCACCGGCCGCGCCAACTACGCCGCCGCCGCGGCCGCGCTGGGCCAGCCCTACGTCGAGCAGCCCGACCTGCTGCTGCAGCCCCAGCATGCGGCGCTCTCCGCGGCCTGGTATTTCGTGCGCGTGCGCGGCCTTGAGCTCGCCGACGCCAGCAACGTCGAGGCCATCACCCGCGCCATCAACGGCCCCGCGCTGCTGGGCCTGCGCGACCGCCAGCAGCTGTTCGACGAGGCGGTGAGGGCGTTCGCGGTGGAGGTGGCGTAATGGGCGCGCTTTCGCCGATCCTGCGCAACATGCAAGGCGGCAACTTGGCCTGGTGGTGCCCGGGCTGCGACAGCCCGCATCATGTGCCCGTCACGATAGCCAGCGGCACGCTGCCGACACCAGATGCGGCAGATCCTGACTGGACGCCGCCGGCGGAGTACTACGAGGCGAGAGGCGGCTGGACATGGAACGGCAGCGCACGTCGCCCCACGTTCATGCCCAGCGTGCTGGTGACCTATCCAGGGGCAGATGCTGACCAGCCCGGCGCACCGCCGGCTGTCTGCCACTGCTTCGTTGTCGACGGCGCGATGCAGTTCTTGGGAGATTGCACGCACAAGCTCGCCGGTCAGACGGTCCCCATCCCCGATTGGCCGCGGCCAGACTGGGGTGGCGTGTGATGCCGCCACTCTGGCTCATCAAGGCCGGCGCGCTGCTGGCGCTGCTGGCCGGCCTGTGGCTCCACGGCCGCCACACCGGCGCCGAGGCCGAGCGCCAGGCCCAGGCTGAAGCCGCCGAGGCCCAGCGCGAGGCCAACCGCCTCCGCGCCCGGGCGGCCGAGGCCGGATACGAGGCCCAGCGTGCTGCGCTCGCGCGCCGGCCCATCACCCCATCACCGGAGGTTGCCCATGCGCTTGCCGCCCCGATCTGCCCGCCCGGCACGCCCTTGCAGCTTGGCGACGTGCCTGTGCCTGGCGCTGTGCTTGACCGCCTGCGCCGGGCCGGCGCGGACTTCTAGGCCGCTGGACCCGCCGCCCGCCGCGCTGGCCGCCCCCTGCATGGCCGGCCCTGACTACCCCCAGGCCGCCAGCGTGCCGCTGCGTGAGCTGCTGGACGTTGTGGCTGCGCGCGAGGTGGCTGCAGCAGACTGCCGGGCCCGGCACAGCGCGCTGGTGGGCGCCTGGCCGAGGTAGGCCATGCACTGGCACGCCGAGCTCACCATGAGCCTGGACCTGCTCACAGGCCCAGGCCAGTGGATGCGTCTGCGACGCATGACGCTGCGCGGCTACGAGCAGCCGGGCGGCTACCAGGCTCACCGCCCCTTCGACGCCATCGTCCACGCCGATGTCTACACCGGCACCGGGCGGGCGTTTCTGAGTGGCGCGCTCCGCGCTCGCCTGGGCCAGCTCACTCGCGACGACTGGCGCAGCCTGGCCCAGCTGCTGGGCTCAGAGCATGGTGTCGTCACGGCGGTGGCCGACCGCCACGGTCGCGAAGTGCTGCTGGACTGTGGGCGCTGGGCTGGCTGATCCATCCTCAACATTCATCTTGCGTTTGCACGCAATGCGTGTATATTTTGAGCCATGGACAGCGCATCGCTGACCGGCGCGCCTCGGCAGATCAGGGGCTGGGAGATGAAGATGAGCCAAGTTCAAATCGCACAAGCCCCCGAGCAATTCGCTGCCGCAATCGCTGCCGGCTTCACTCAGGACGATGACGGCCTTGATGTCCGCGCCACCGGTAACATCAGCCACTACGACAATACTGGCGGAGACTCCGAGGACACCAGCGGCTTCGTCTACCGACTGTGGAATGCCGATGCTTCCGCGGGTGTTGTAATCACGGTTTACGAATCGGGCCGTGTCGAGGAATGCCGCATCGACAGCGACGGCTGCCCTGCATAACATGGCCGCCCACCCCAACCGAGGCCCGAAAGGGCCTTTTTCAAATCCGACGCCCGAGGAAGTGCGCGCCGCCCGGGAAGCGGCCGGCCTGACGCAAACCCAGGCCGCCGAGCTGGTGCGCGGCACGCTGCGCGCCTGGCAGGGCTGGGAAGCCCCCGCAGGCCAGCCTGACGCACGCCGGATGCACCCGGGCCTGTGGGAGCTGTTCCAGCTCAAGACGGGTCAGGCTGATCTCGTAGCGTAG